CTATGAGGGCTCCTAGAGGCAATAGCGCGTCGATGCTGTCAGCTAGTAGCTCGAGGCCTCGGTCAGGCTCGATGCCTTCCTTCTCCACGAACTCCTCGACAGCGTCCACCGCTACCGATTCGATCTCTTTCTTGATGTCTTCTGGTAGGCTACTCACCGTCTACGGCCTCGGCTATGGCAGTGCCTGCCTTCCAAGCCTCACCGAAATCAACAAGACCCTGAGCTCCGACGAGACCCAAGACCATCGTCGTGATGGAGTTAAGGGCCGCTTCGTCGAGCGGAGCACCAAGAAGATTGACGACAGCCACCAAGGCAATCGCCGCTGTGGTGAGAATCAACTTACGTGACAGAAACTTCTTCATAGCTCTCTCCTTTAGGGGTAAGCCCCTCCAAACATATAAACTCTAGCTAGCCATTTGGCTGTGTCAACGCACATAACGGCAGTCCGAAGTGTAGGGTTTCCTAACTCGTTACCTAAGAACAGCCCTGGTCTGAGGTCCGTTACATCCATGTCTCCATTGTTAAACTCCTGCACGGAGTTCCATTCTTGTAGGGTAGGCAATGGTCCTATCCAGTTTCCCCAAGAGTTCCTGAAGGTAGGGTAGGTGTTGGGGCCCCCTGCTAACTGAATCGTTATTCCGTCGAGGTCTTCAATGCCTATTGACCCGGAACCGTATTGGTAACTTTGAACTTGCGGCGCTACCCCATCCATCGCAGTAGTAAACGAGCGCCACTGAGTAGGTACAGACGCGGTCCCAAACTCAAGCCTCTGGGCGACATAGCGAGGTTGAGGGGCTGTAACCAAGTCAGACATCCACATGCCTGGAGTGTTACCTAAGACGGCTGGAGTCCTTCGTCCCCCCCGGTTCATAAAGACGGCATTGGTGATAACCCATCCACGCTGTGCTGCTTTAGGGATCGGCGTAGTCGTACCCGGCAGGGAGATAGGATAATGAAGAGGGGTTGCCTTACAAACGACGGCGAGACAATCTTGAGGTAGCAGCGTAGTGCCTGGTCCTGGGGTGAGCGTGACTACCCCCGACGCATCCTCAAGCTGAAGGACACCGTCCGTAAAGAGGGTCACCTTGCGACGGGAATACCAGTTCGGGCCACCCCCTACTCCCTGGACCTCCCAGAGTATTCCTCCCGGCACATCGTTGGTGACATCGGCAGGATTAGGTACGTTGTCGGTGTGGCTTGGAGTAGAGAACCCCATGTTCTGAAAGAAGAAGTCCTTCCAACTGTCCTGTGCTGGAGCCATGATGCGCTGGTATCCGCTGGTCGGAGTACGTCGAGTCGTCGTAAGAAAGGCCCAAGGACCTGCTGGCGGAGTGGTGCGGGTGTTACTCATGGCGAGATACCCCTCGACTTAACCCACCTATATTGCCAGTTAGTAATGACGGCGCTAGTGCAGGTTGATCCTGGCGTCTCGTTGTTATGGATCCCCGCGAACGGAGAAAACCCATCGCCACCTGGAACCCAACTCGGCATCCAGATTCCTGGCCCCAGAATAAGTATAGCAACATTCGGAGTTCCGTCTGGGAAGTATGCGTTCTCTTGGGGGACCTCCAATGTCCACTCAGCTGAGTAGTCGCCTGATCCCTCTACAAAGGGCTGTAGGCGCGGAGACGCGGGGAAGGTAAGCGGCTGTCCGCTAGCAGGAACCCAGGAATTCGGCCACACACCGATGTTGCAGCACCTCTCCCAAGTAGCTCCTAAGTTTTTGGTACCTAACCCTATCCAGCACCTGTCAGCGTAGGTTCCTCCGCCCGCATAAGTGAGCCCATTTTTGTAGCCGTAGTGACCTAAGATAATGGAGGTATCCTGGTCCGCGACAGGGGTGCCCCCTCCGGTTCCTTGAATCACCCCTGCCACTTCAGGCTGTCGCCACACTAGAGAACGCAGGTTGGACGGTCCTATTTCGGGTGGGTAAACCATGCGCGGGACGATGTCTACGCCTGCGGTGGACGTGGACGCCTTCGCGGCGAGCCGAAGCCCGATGCCGCTAAACACCGGGTCGTAGATACCTCCGGTAGTAGAGACATTATAGATCGCTGTGCTCGTGCCTGTCGTGTCCACGAACTCAAGTTCACCACTCTTCCAGAGAGTGATATGCCTTTCCGCTCCCACGGGCTGGGGGTCCTGACCCACTCTCCAGTGAGACCCCGCAGGCTGCGTAAGCTCTGGAGTGGCAGGGTTGGGTACTCCGAAAGACTCCGTTCCAGGGGTCCAGCCCGTGGCGGCTGTGTTTGCCCCAGCAGTCCCTGCGAGCTTATCATCAGCAAAGCCCATGCTCGTGAAGTAGAAGTCCTTCCAGCTATCGTCAGCCATCCTCACCACAGGAATCCATGTGTCATCGCTAGGCGTAACTCTCGTTACACGCTGGTGCGGTGACGTTCGGTATGGCTGATTGGGAGGGGTAAGAGGCATTAAGCACAGGCCTCGAAGTCGATACTAAGGTTGATAGTGTCTGCTGAACCTACCGCTCCGTTTGTGGTTACAGCGACGTAAAGGACATACTGTAGAGTCCCAGTCGCTGGGTCATCCACAGCCACGGACGCCCCATAGATGTCCTCTAGGCTGTCGATGTTGGTAGGGGTGAGAGCGTAAGCCACGATGACGGGAAGCCCCAAGGAGATGCCGGTCGCCTCTCGGACTTGCAACCCGATCTGTGTGCCTACAGACCCTGCAGCAAACTCTGCGCGGATACGCCTAATCTTACATTGTTGAGGCGCAGTGAGGGCGACCTCAGTGTAGCCTGAGTTGTCTACGTCCTCGGCTGCGCCGGTTGAGCGCATATAAACTGGAACGGTTTGTGCTCTTCCCATTAGATTCTCCTTACATAACTATGTGTACAAAGTCGAAGTGGATTACCCCATCGTCAACTACGGTGCCCACCCTGCGTGGAAGCATACCATCTTTAACCTCAAAACAGTAGCCGCCGTCCTCGCCTAGAAAGACGTGTAAACCCTGAGAGTTATCAGGCCATGCAAGAGTTTCTAGTTTCGGAACGATGCGCCACGGCTGGATCCACAGAGCTCGACAGTCTGGCGCCCCTGTACGGGCTACGAACAGCTGTCCTCGGGAGCGGGCCGGGTCTCGCGCATCGGCTCTACACACGATAGCTACGTCGCCGGTATAACCGCAAATGCAAAGGATGTCGTTTAGTTCGACTTCCCCACGGGCGATTGCTCGGATGGTTTCATAAGGGTTGCTGTCTTTAATCGGGATAACTCCCGGTGCTATTCTAGCCATTTTCTACCTGCCTTTTCTTTGTTGGTATCGTTCCCATTCCTGTCGTCGAACTCTATCTTCCGCCTCGCCTCGCTCTTTCTCTAAGGAAAGTTTACGCTCCCTCACTGCGAAAGACAAATCCCTTTCGGGGTGTTGGTAGCGCGGCTCGACCCCCATCAGCTTCTGCATCATGTACTGCATACCGGGGGCGGCGCCTTTCTGCCAGTAGGGGTTATCGGCAGCTGCCCAGTAGGTGGGGAGCTGGGAGCCGAAGAAAGGCATCGAGCGCGCTAGATGAAGCACCCACCGTCCTCTCCCGGTTACGTAATGGCGTCCTCGCTCATCTCTTTTTATCTGCGACCAGTTGAGTTGCTGCAGCCCCTCGGACTCTCCTCGTTTGAGGTAGATGCGCCTGCCTCCCACGAACTTGGTCCCCGCAACGAAGTCTCCCATGCCCTTCTCGAAAGCTCCCGAAACGCCAGGGACAAGAAGAGACCCGAGCGGATCGAAAAGAAGTTCCATCACTTTTCCGCTTGGAATGTCTGCGCCTACTGCCATGGCGGCAGGCATCATCATGACTTGCCCGAAGCCCAGCCACATGTTGGCCATATCCAAGGGAGTGAAAGGAGGAAGAAGGATCTTCTGGTAGGTGAAGTCGTAGCCGTGATCCTTAAGCCAGTCTTTTATCTCGGGGTCGGTAAGCGGGGCACCGAATCCAGTAGGTCGCGCCTGCTGCCACCAGAAGGGAACGTCGCGCAGCATCGCATCGTACTGGTCTCCTGGTTCAACGGCGGTGGACTCCTCCCCACTTCCCGTTGCGTGGTAAGCGGCAGCTGTGCCTGTCTCTGTCATCTTCTGCATCTGCCTAGCGCGGCGCAGAACGGAGGACTCCCCACTTAGAGCATCGAAAGAGGCCTTGAGAAACTGCTTAGAGGCGAGACGATAAAATCGCCAGAACGTAAACATCGACGCCAGGAACTGTTTCTCATAGGCGTAAAGAGGGGCTTTCCAGTCGTAAAGAGCGCTCATCACTCCCTTGGTTGCCTCCTCTCTAGATGCTCCTTTAGAGAGCAGGTCCAGGTAGAGCGCGGTTCGCTGCCGCTGCTGAACAAAGGTAGCGTGTTTGGCGAGAGCCTCCTGGGTGGCTTTGGTAGAGGAAGGCCACCATGAAGGGAGCGCTTTATTGAACTCGGCCACCTCGTCCTTGAGTCCCCTTAGCAGAGTCTCGGCAACGAAGGTGTCGAGCATCCCATCCTCAGCGAGCATTTTGCGCAGGTCGTCCACGCGAACTACGCTCCCGTCTCCTAGCTTGATGAGGGTGTCGGGCGGCGCGGTAAAGACCTTGTTGAGCTGCGGGTTGATAATAGCATTGTACATCGACCCGAGAAAGGGAACCCCCTCGATGTCCTCACCAGCCTTGAGAATGACATTGT